ATCAAAAGTCTCGCAGCATGTATTCCATCTTCGATCGGAAGGCGCGGTACCGTGCGGAAATTGATGCCCAAACCGTGCGCAGCTTCGCGGCGGCTTTTGCCGGTGCCAAGCTCACGCACCTCCAAATCGTGCGGACCGTAGTGGTTGCCGTAGAGATAGTTTTTCTCATCCATGACGCGAGCGTAATGAGGCAAGCCCTCGCCTTGGTTTTGATAATAATCAATGACATGAATGTCTCCGCGTCCCACGTTCTGTACGAACCAGATCGCCGTGTAGTCGTGCATTCCCAGATCCCAGTACGTATCAACTCGGTGGTCCCCAATATGGGGGACACTTGTGATGCGCCCTGCGTCGTCGGCGTCTTGTAGCTCTTTGCCGTATACGCTGCCCGGTACGTTCGCGACCCAACTGCACTCGAACTCTTGATTGTACTGGTCCTCGGTCATTGTGGCCTTTGCGGCCTCAAGCTCATCGTCATCTACAATGCCGGTCTCGCTGGCCTTGTATATCTTGCGCTGCCAGCCCTTCGTGGTGGCGGCTGCTTCCCATAGGTCGTGGAAATAGTTGTGACCTTGTGGCGTGCCGATAAACGCAGCACTGCCCTTGCGGTCAGACAGCGCCGGTCTAATGACCTCGGGAAATATGTTGGCCGGCATGTCTGCGACTTCGTCCATGACAGCAAAGTCGAGGTAGATGCCTCTTAGACTGTTGGGGTTTTCAGCGCCTAGAAGGCTGATGCGTGCGCCGTTTGGCAAATCGCAACGCAGCTCGGTCTCGTGATACTTGGTGCCGGGGATCTTCTCGCTAAATTGTTTGAGATAGTCCCAAGCGACATTCTTGGCTTGTCTGTAGGTTGGTGCGACGTAGGCAAGGCGCGGGTTTGGCTTTTGTTCCTCAATTGCGCGCTTGAGCAAATGGTTGATGGCGCAGACTGTCTTGCCGAACCGACGGTGACAGACCAGCACGTTGAATCTGTTCTGATCGAGCATCGTGTGCAGCTCCTGCTGCAGCGGACGCGGCGTGTAGTCGATCTGAATTGTTTGCATTAGTGGATGGTTGCGCTGATTTCAAAATGGCTGTCTTGCAGCGGCGACATCAGCGCGTCGAGAAATCGCTCGGCCTGATCTTCGTCGTTAAAACCCTCAAGAAAGATGCACAGGTTAAACGTGCCATCGCGAGCTGGCACGCAGTAGGCGCTGTAGATCACGCGCGGCCCATCATTGATTTCTTTTTCTTTTTCGGAAATCCCGCTTGCATGTTGGCATATGCCTTGTCGCTGATCGTGGACTTCTTTTTCGTGCGACTAGTGCCCGCGGCTTTGCGTTTGTTGATGTTGCGGTAGAGGCTCATGCTTTTCTCTTGTTTCGTTTGCTGATGTTTGCCGCTTTGCTCACGGCGTCCTGTTTTGAGGTGGCGCCCCACGCTCGGAGAGAGAGAAGTAGCCGGGTGGGGCGCCCCTTCTCGTCGCGTTCTGGACCTTTCATTTTGCCCATACGCGCCAGGAAGGATGCGCGGCGCGGGTTATCGCCCTTTTTGACTGGCCGCTTGAGGTCAGATCCGGGGTTTTCGCGCTCGTATGACTTGCGGCCCCTCTCGTTGAGGCCACCTTTCTGGTTTTTGCCCTCTTTGCGGGTCCACGCGGCGGTCATTTCTTGCTCCGATTGGCGCTGCGGGACATGACAGACAGGTTTTTGCGGCGATTATCGCGTGGATTGCCGTTTTTGTGGTCTACATCCTTGCCATCGCCTTTGCGCACGCGGTTGGACGCCATTAGCGATCGGCGTGCGCTGTTGCGGCTGGCGCGGTTCTTCTTTTGCTCAGGTTTCGCGTGGTAGCTGCGGTACTCTTTGCCGTAGTCGCGCTTCATTTGCCTTGGCCTCGGTACTTTTTGCGCGTGTTGCCTTTGCGGGTGAGCTTGCTCAGGCTCGATTGACCGATCGAGGTCTTCTTTTTGATCTGTACAAGGTTGGGGGCTGACTTAGGCTTAGCCACGATGAGCCTCAGTTCTGGACGTATTATACGTCTGTAGAGGGCGCGCAATTCTCTTGGGGGGGTGGGGGGTCCGCTCAGGAAATCGCACACCACGATCACGGCCGAATAAATTATTTTTTGCGTGTGTGGTGCGACTAGGTCACCTAAGTCATTGATAACATTGCGCTGACCCTCGCATTACAAATGCGAAAATTAAGTTTGGGGGGGGTGCCTGGCTAGGGTTCGGTCGCGCGCGTGTCGCTATGACTGACAAGCTCTAACGCTAACGGGTCCTCAGCCCTTGTCCGTTACCAGCTTCACCACCTCAGCAGGCTCTGTCTTCACAGGCTCAGCCTCGGGTTCGTTACCCCACACCAGCATGACCGGGCCAGTCTGTTGCTCAACATCTTCTTTCTTGTGCCTGACACCACGCGGCTGCATCCGGGCGAACGTCCACTTCAAAGTATCCACCTCAAGCCGACGACGTTGCACCTCAGCGTTCGCCACCTTGTTGTCCAGCCCCGCCGGCAATGGCTGTCTTGCCAAGTCGTGCATCTCATCTGCCAGCACTTCAGCTCCGATCGCCCTGGCGCGGACATACAACTCGTGCAGATCCTCATCACGCTGAACGGCCTGCAGTACAGTCACCCAATGCGGCAGCTTGTCGTCACCATCGCAGACAGAGCGCAGGCTCTTGCCTTTGGCTAATTCATCGCAGACTGAGTGCATCTTTGCCTTGGTTAGTTTGATTGCCATCGATCGCCCACAAAAAAAGCCGCCAAGCGGCGGCACCTCGGTTTTGGACACAAAACCACACTCTACACAATAAATACCCGATTTCACCTACTACGTCAACACCTAGTATGTAACACCCCCTCAACCCACTACATCTTGTACCACAGACCCAATATCGCACGCTCAAACCGCCTCCTAGCCGTCTCTGGGTGGCAGTGCAACTTTTCGGCTATCCGACGCCACGCTGGCCCCCTATCGCGCCTGACGGCGCTGTGAGCAGCCGCCCAGACCAGCTTCGCATCCTCAACCGTCAATAGTTTCGTCAGCTCGATCGCAATATCCCACGATCGGATCTCTGCCACCGACGCTGGCCCCGGCCGCACATCGACTTCGCCATACCCATAGGCGGTGTGTGGATCGGCCGGCACCTCCGGCCAATATCCTCGAACTCGCAGATCATAAGCGCGCGGCATCTTCCGCTCCGCGACCGCCGCCTCGAAGAACAATTCTCTCAACCCAGCCTCATCACCAACCAGCTCTTTCACTCGTCTCAGATCAGTCATTGCGCACTACCGCCCAACGGTACTAGTCAACGTCGAGTGCGCACTAAGTGCGCGCCAAATGCGCACTAAGCGCATTGGCGTGCGCGTGCGAACTAGACTAGTACCGTTATTTTTGTTCGCACACGATTTTGCGAACAAAGTGCGCACTAAGTGCGAACTAAAGCCCCAAAACAAAACAACACGATGTTCACTCATTGTTCGCCCCCGGCATCTTGTCAAAATCAACGAATAGACCCTTGCCAACACGTCGCTGAATCGGGTTTCGGTAGTCTTGAGAGATGAGCAGTCCGTTCGCCATCCATGTGCGAATGACTGATTTGGCGCTGCCCTCACCCAGTCCCATGTCGAGCAGAACAGAACCTGCCCATCTGTCCGTCCCCGCTTTCGCTGTCGCTGTGTATCGCTGGCCGTCGTCCAGCCCATCGCTAATGAGCGTCAGTGCGCGGCGCGCACCATCAACACCCAGTCCCTCAAACGGATCAGGCGGCGACCACGGCGCCAAAACGCCCACATAATCGCCTTGAGCTAGTTCAACCGTGTGACGCTCACACCACACGGCCTCGCTCGATGGCGCGCTCATGTTGCCCTTTGCATCGTCCACGCGGATGTACCAGCCTCGGCGCGATGGATCGATGTCAAACGCTTCCGACTCCTTGTCCGACATAGGCGTGATAGTACGAGCTGACCGCACGGCACCGGCCAATGCACCGGCACCACGAGCAGTATTGATGTCCCCGGCAGTAGCAACAAAGCCAGACGGCGGCTTCCTCGTGTGATGCACGAGATCCACCGCAGCACCGCAGCGCTTGGCTATATCAGCAAAGACATCAAGAACGGCGTCTATCTGCTTGTTATCATTCTCTTCTGCGTAGTGCGCCTTCACCAGCGGATCGACCTGCAACACGCCAATGTCCCAGCGCTGCATCTGCTCGATCACCTGCTCAGCGGCTACCGCAGGCACCACAACGCCATCGACCGGCTCGGCCACAATCATCTTGCAGTCGCGTCCCGAATCCAGAAACAGCCAGCCCTCAAGCTCCACTGGCGGGATAGAGTAATGCTCACAGATCGCCCAAACGCGCCGCATCAGCTCATCGCGCGGATCTTCGAGGTTGTAATGCCACACCCTCACCCGCTCACGCACCGGCACACCGAGCAGCGGTCGCGCAGTCGCCAAGGCAATCGCCTCAATCAGCTCCAGTGTGGTCTTGCCAACGCCACCGGGCGATACGGTCGCCGACACATAGCCGCGTATGAGGTGTTTGCCGTAGAGCCACTGCCGCGGCTGAACTGCACGCATGTCATTGGCACTAAACCCGGACGCCACCACGCGCAGACGCGGCTCAAACGAGCGCAACGCAGGCATGAGCCCGTCCGCATCATTCGCCGCCAGCCAGTCGGACACATCAGCCTTCGCCCTCATGCCAGCGCACAGGTCAGCAACAGTCACTGAGGCAGCGACAGAGCCAAGCGCGGCAGCAGTTCGATCGGCAGTCTTACGACCGACATCGTCGTTGTCTGGCACAATCCAGACGCGCTTGCCCTCAAAGTGCGGCGTCAGCTCGTCAGGCCATGAGCCGGAACCCATCGGCTTGGTCGTCGCGCAGATGCCCAACTCAGCAAGCGCGTCTGCATCTTTCTCGCCTTCGACTATGACAACATCCGTCGCCGATCGGATGTCAGGCAAACGGTACGGCACCAGCCGCACATCATCGAGGTTCCACTTCCAGCCGCCGGAGCCATCAGGTCGTCGCTGTCGAAAGGTTTTCGGCATGTAGCGCACGACCTGGTATGCAAGCTCGCCGCTTTCAGCGATGTAGTCGTACTTGCGAACGATAAGTCGCGGCGCATTAGCCGCTGGCACAACCTCAATCTCAGCGAGCTTCCCGCCCGATTCCACTTCAAAGTCATAATAGTCACCCGTCTCTACATTCACTGACACACTCCCATGCGTGCCAAACCGCATTTCCTGCCGCGTCGATAGCCGTTTGTTTGGTTCGCCGAACCGCTCGCGCGCAGATAGTTCAAAATTGTTCATGCGACCCCCTTGCAATCCACGCTGCTGGTCGCTATATTATGACCATAGGCAACGGCAACAGGCCGAGCCAAAACGGTAAGGAGACCGAGATGACTGCAATTACACTTCGCAAACCGCAGCTTAAAAAGTTTGCTGACTTTATCCGCAAGCACGAATGCAAAAACTGGTTTATTGCTAAAGACGAGGGCGCATACATTGGCGCAACCAGCGGCAATGTTGACGATGGCACTTTCGAAAATTGTCTGTTTTATTTTAAGGGATGTGACCCATCGAAAAACGAGTCTTACTGGGACGAAGCCCGTCAGCAATTTGGCGGCGATGATTTTGGGGAATTTTTCGACGCCGAAATAATCCTGCAACATGCGGATAACACTAAGGTTACAAGCATGAAAATCACGGTTGACCCAGAAGAAATCATCATCGACACGCGCGAATTGGCGTAAATGACCCGCGACCAACTCAACGCTGTCGGCAACAGGCCGACTCAAAACGGTAAGGAGACCGATATGACCATTGACCACGGCGTGCAAATTAAAACCATCAACCAAGCCAAGGGCTACATAAACGCGCTCTTTGTGAATGAGATGGATTTTCATTTTGATGATGACCCGCGCGAAGTCATTAACTACGGCACGGGAGAACGAATTTTTTCCGACCAAGAAGCGGAAGAAATTGATAAGCGCAT